CCATGACCAAGGGCTTCATACGGTATTCTTTTGTTCCGATTTTATAAAGGTATTCTGAATCTGATATTTTCATATCTCCCCCTATATTTTTAGTGGGGGAGTTTTTAAGCTCCCCCCCCTTTTTTTTAAGTTTTAATTTTGTATATCATTCGCCGTTTGTGTGTTCCATAATATAAACCTAATAGCTGATGCTCCCGAACCATTCTGGTAATATCCTATAAATGGAAGCTCAACAAGGATACCTTCAGGACCATTAATAACAGGAGACTGAGGCTGATATAGCAACTCGTCTATATATATTTCAAGTTTCTCGTTATAAGCACTACCATCTCCCGTTCCGTGGGTTAAAACAATACGCAAACTTGACTCCTGATTGTTGACGGCTTTATTATACAATGTTACATCCTCAAACAGTGCTGTTAATGTTCCTGAAACCTTTACAAGACCCTCAGGTAAGGAATATCTCTGTCCTGTTCCATCCAGAACATAAACATTCCCATCAAGGTTGTTCTCAATAGAAATATCTAACCCGGTAACGGTTCCTAATAAATTTCCTCCCTCATAAATAGCAGCCTCGTATCCATCAAAAGGACCCCCAACAGATGAGGAAGTGTAATCAACAGGTGAGCTATCAAATGATGTCGTTGTTACTGTTGCCACCGCTCCAATAATGTTGAAAACAGTATCAACAAAACCCTCCGGTTTAAAGGTGAGACGCATACTATTAACTTTACATCCGTTATACCTAAAATACTGAGGAGTAGTCAAGTCAGTAAACTGTGTTTCTATAGTCAATCCTGGAGGTAATTCAGAGATAGTAAATGTGTGTGAATAAGTAGATGACCCTGATGTTGTAAATGTTCCTAATGCATGGAACAACATTTTTCCCATGTAAGGACTTAGTTCAACAGTTATATCTCCTGAAACATCAGTATTTCCCCTAACAGGGACAGATGGGTTTCTACTAGACCTAATCGTTCTTGATTCAATAATATTTCTATTAAGTCGTAATGTCTCAGAAACAAAAGGCAACACGTGGGCATCTGGAGAACCTCTAGTTGATTTAAAAGTCGTTTCTGTATCAATTAAAAGTCGTGTTTTTGAACCTCTAGCTTGTGCCATCTCTATACCTCCTCATTTTTTAAATTCTTTTTAGGTTCGCTTACCAGTATAAATTTACCCTTCACAATAAGTTTATCCGCAATATTATCCTCAACTTCTTTAGGAACACCTTTTGTAAAAACTCCAACACCTAAAATTGCAAGTGTTGGAGGTCCATCGTTATAAACTATTTTTTTCATTTATCCTCCCATATCACCTAATGTATGTCTATATATAACATTGTAATTTATTAACATAACTTCTAGTTGTTGTGTGGGGTCTACTATTAAAAAATCAACTCCAATTCTCTCCGACCATTCAGCATTATTATTAAATGTATAATCATTATACATAGCACTGTGTATAAGATTGAGCAGGCTTTCCATTACACTATCCTGTCCCCACACCTCTAATGTAACAATCCAACTCCATGTTTCAGACCCAATAGCTGCCTCACTTCCACTATTTACTTTAGTTTCTGCTCCAGAATATACAAAACAAGCAGGTAACGCAACCGTTTCCAAACTAACAGGAGGTATCTTTGATGTGGATACGTGTTTAAATACAACCGAGGAGTCGCTTGTTATCCCTCGTATAATTTCTCCTATACGTTCTAAAATAACTTGTCTCTTAGTAGACACTTCTAAACCAATTCCTTTTCAATATCAAAAATTCATTAATAGCGGCATTTATTTTAGTAGGAAGTTCTGCTTCTAAACTTCTTGAAATCATATAGTTTAGTAACTCAGGTTCTGTCCTCGTATCTTCCATTGAATGTAAGTCGGCACGTTGTTTTAAAGCAAAAACTCCTATAGTTTTTCGCCCAGCTCCAGCTCCAACATTTACGGCTAATAAACTACTTCCTTTTCCTCTTAACCTGAATATTCCTGGAAAATCATCAGTAGTCATACTTGGTCGGTGGGTCCCTGTTACATTTGCTAATCCTTTTTGTGTTCCAAGACTCCTTCCTCTAGCATCAAATACAGGACTAACATCTAAAGGAACAGTTAATTTGCTAGCACGAGTCGGATAGACAGTGAATACAGGACCGGTTCCTATATGCGAGGCTGCGTGTGGAACTCCTTTCCCAATGCTAACTCCTAAAACGCAAGAATACTGGTTTATTTTATGAGCATAAGGAATTATCGATTTCGATAATTCATATGTTCTGTAACGTAAACCCCTAACCTGAAAAATAATCCTACGAGCTTGAGATGCCATTTGTAATAATAGGGTTTTGGATTTTGTTGTAAGAAATTTGATGACATACTCCCTAATTCCCTTTACATTGGGAACCTCAAACCCTTTAACTTTTTGAGAAAATACTAACATTCCGATGGTGTTTTCCTATACGATTTTAAAATATTTTTCACTTCCGGTAACAAATCAGTAGGACTTTGAACATTAATAGAACCATCAGGCATACTAACTGAGTTTAACCCTATATCCCTTCTTCTCCTGAACATAAATGCTACCTGTAACAAACAGGCATACTTTAGTGAATCAGGAATAGTAGACAAATAAATTTCTTGAACACTTCCCGAAACTGTAATTGTTGTTGCGTTATAACCTCCTGTATAAGTTACCGCAACTTGTTTAGGCCCAACATAGGTAGTAGGTTCTCTAAATTCTACCACTCCTATATCGTCCCAAATGTAATAATCTTCATCTTCAGTTTTCGTTTCCTCACCAACAACCACGGTAATAGTTGAGGTTATATCCACAGGATAAGCACTAAGGTAATATCTCCGTCTTCCAGCCTGGAAATATTGCGTCCTTTCCTCTTTTTTTAACTTCCTATTCAAGAATGTCTGTATTCTATCAGACACAAACACTATTAAATTAGTGAGTAATGTATCATAAGATGAATTATCTATCTCTAAAAATGTCTTTGCATCTTCTAAAGAAATGAGCATTATAGACACAACTATTACCTCTTTTTAGCATGTCTTACCATTCTATCCACAGCAACGTCTGTTATTTCTTCTTTTTCACTACCTGAGGCTGAACTTGTTTCTTTTTCTTCTTTCCTCTCTTCTTTCCCATTTTGTATTACCTCCACTTTCCAGCTTTGGTTTGCTAGAACCTCTTTTCTATAATCCTCGGGAACAATCTCACCCTCCCTCAACCTCAAATTTCCACAAAAAATGACATAACCTTTCCTAACACGCATAACACCCCCACAAGTTGGAGGGGAAGAGTTATCTTCCCCTCCTTAATCCATCTTAATCCATCTACACAGGATACTCACTTGCAGAACCGAGGATACCTATGGCTGAAATTATAACGTAGGGTCCTGTTCCACCATTAAACTGGACAGCCATCTTTCCTCTTACATACCTTTTCACCCCTCCAAGGTTAACAGCTAGCTCTGTCCTTGTGTAGGTGTTGGTAACATTGTGCGTGGTTGACGCACCGCTAATATCCGTGTAGGTGGAGTTATCATCGGATTCCTGCACAACACAAGTAATTGTTACACCAAGTGGTGTTCCTAAAGGCTGGCAGTTCTCAAACACAAATACAGCATATTCGTAACCGAGTCTATCCTCTCCAACACCTTCAGTAGAGGCCTCCGTGCTTCCCGCTCCAATCGTTGTGGGAGCAATTGTTAAGAATGTGTTTATTGCATTTCCTAAATCTCTCAACATTATAAACCTCCTATTTTAAGCTATTGTGGCATCATTAACAAGGCAGAAGGATTCCGGATGGCGAACCTGAATATCTATTTCCTGCAAAATCCTAATCCATGTCTGGTCTGATTCGAATGCTGTGGATGTTTCCTGGGATGCCTTTAATTCAATCCCTCCCCACATACCTATAAGAAGCTCCGCCCAGTTTGCGAAGTATATCTCAGTGCAATTAGATGCTGAGCCTTTTGTTAGATTTATGGGAAGCTGTGTGGTCATTGCGTAGGGAAATCCCATCCAAGATAATAGTGCCTGTTCTGAGACCATAGGCTGGACTATATATTCACCGCTTGTATCAGTTGTAAACTGTGCCACTTTCTGTTTTACCAATCTCCTCCGAACCGCAGGATGGAATATGTAAGCAAGTTTACCTCTGAAAGCATTATCTACCTGCAATTCATACTGCATGTCATACAGAACATCAAAAGTAGGTGCCCCACCATTTGTTCCTATTGCTACCGTATTTATTCCAGGAACATTAGCAATTCCCCTCGGAGTATGTTCCGTCCCTGACCCCCGTAACGCCGCATAATCAATTGCGAGTGCTATTGTTGTAAAAAGGTCATTACGGATTAACTGCTCAACTGAAGGATTGGAATATTTTAACAACTCATTTGAAAGTTTTACTAACGCACCAACCTTCTTGGGGGTTAAATTGACCTGACCTGCTGTGAGGGCAGATTCTGTAATAGCCTCATTCTCACCTACCCAATAAGCTGTAGCTCCTCCTGTCTGTTTAGGAATCTGAACAGGAACTCCCTGTAAACCTGTTAATACTGTTGCTCCCATTTTTGATACAACAGATTCTGCCCTGAGCAACTCAATATAACCTGCGAGAATCTCATTAGGCACAAAGTATCCCATACTGTTATCAGACCCTACAGACATTGCTCTTTTTCTTGATTCCTGAAATACTTCCTTTTCAAACCCCGCATTGCTCCAATCATTTGTTATAATTGCTTTTACAGCTTTGAAGAAGGAGAATTTCTTTGCCTCGTCCTCTAATCCTGGAACAGAGATACCAGCATTAATTCCCCTATTCTCAAGCTCCTTCAACCTTTCTTCTAACTTCCTCTGTTCTGTCAAAATAGTCTCTAATGACGCTCCGATTGACTCAAGCATTGTTTTCTGTGTTTCTAAAATTTTCTGAACTTCCATTTTTTTACCTCCTCATGGTATATTTATTAGTTTCCTCGTTCATAGCTATTTAAGCTGAACAGAAATCTTTTCTATCATACTGTTAATATGCAGTAGTTGCTCTAAATAATTATCGATTTCCTCAGTAGATTCCGTCTTCTGGCGGGTTTTATTTTCTTCCTCCTCCTTTTTCTGTAGTAAAACAGCCTTCAATTCATCAATCCTCCGCTCGAGCTCATTGAGTTTTTCATAGATTTTATCCATTTCTTCCTCCTCATTTTCCATTTTAATTATTTCGCCAACAATTGCGGCAATATCTATTGATTTACTATGCTCCTTTATCCATGCCTCATCGAGTGACCATCTATCCTTGTCAAACATATAAGAAATAATCTCTTTGTCATCAACGCAATATTTTCCCTTAATTCCTTTTAAATCTGAAATTACAATTGTTCTTATTTTATGTCCTGCATGTTTTCCCTCCTCAGATGGAACAGGGATGTGGTAATATTCGTCTGTTACCTCTATTTTGGTTTCAGCGTTACTAGACTCTTTGTTGTCTATTTCATCAAGCAAATTCGACGCCGCCTTTTCTATACTATCATAACCCTGTTGAGCCGCCCTCTGTTTTGCGGCGATAATACCTTTACGATAAACTTTTCCATTCTTTCCGAAAGGAAATTTATAGTGTGCTTTTGTTTCTTCACCTGCGTTAGTGTCTATCGCTAAGAACCATTTTTTATACTCATCCCATCCTCCGTTTTCTAAAATACTATTACCATCAGAAGCGTCAAAGCTCCAATCAGAATCTTTATCAACTTTACCAGCATTAATTAAAAATTTCGCATGAGAAATTCCTGCGGAATTTACTCTAATATTATTAGGAGATTTATTAATCAAGTCTAAAACCTCTTTAGAATACTCCTTTAAGAACTCCTCATCCTCACCTTCATCTATACTCCGCTGTAGTGCTGTTGGATTTGCCGGGACTAAAACCTGTGATATTTCTAACAACTCAACATCGGTGTATATTCTTGAAGGTTTCTTTCCTTCCCTAACATCCTCAGCATCATATTCATTCTGTTCGTAATCATATGGAATGAATCCTACAGAATATGCGGCAACTCCATTTTTAGCAAGAAAAAATCCCCAATCAGCCTCATCGTTTCCCACGTTTATAAAATATTTAGCCCTACCAACAAGCTGGTTATCCTCAACCCATACTTTTTCCCAAATCCCAATCTGACTACGCAGGTCAGAATACTTGTGTGAGCTTAAAAGCACAGGATGTTTCAGAAAATTCTTCAGCCTCTTTTTGTAAGCTGATGCCCGAATAACTTCGTTGTAGCGGTCAACTTCCTCACTTGAAACGACTGCCTCAACAACTCCTTTTTCCGCATCTACTTCCCTAATTTTTATCGGAAAATGTTTGTAGATTTTTTCCATAATACACTCCTCATATTAAAATTAAACCTGTATACTATATATCCGTCAAAAACATTTAAAAACTTTAACAACTTTTAACAGTTATCACCGGAATACAATAACATAAGCAATTTATTACTTCTCCGGCAGGAGCCTTCTCATCAAGAGGATATCTCAATGTAAATTTATTACTAAATGATTCTCCTATCCTAACTATTTTTCCGTGTAAATGTTTATGTCTTCCTTTTTCAGATTTGGACAACCACTTGTGATATTGTATGCCATTATATTTCAACAAATAGTAATTAACTCCATTAATTATAGCTGAAGATTCAGTTCTTGCTATTACATTTACCTTATTATCAATTTTGTTATAAAACTCCCTAGCTTTCTTAGCCCTAAATTCAACGTCACCCACATCTAAAATTTTATCAATAGCCTTCTTAATTGAATCCAAGATGGTTGTTGTGCTAAACTCAAGTCTTCTTAATAAGAATGCTTGAATATCCTCACAATCATCAAATTCAAGTGTTAACTCATCCTTCAACAGGTCTACACCGGTATTTTTAGCTATAAGATAAAGATTCTGTAATAAACCGTATAACAATTCCTTTTCTTTAACCATATCTAAAGGTTGTTCTTCTTTATAAATATTCACTAATACACGCTTCCGTTGTTCAAATAAGTATCGTTTAATTTTTGTTTTGAATAAATTTTCTATAGAAATTTGTTTTGATATGAAACGTGCCCAAGCAGAATCATCCCTATTTGTAAAATCGATATTTTTTTCATCGTCCAAATTATCCTCCTTATCATTTTCTTTCTCCTCGTCAGGTTCTTCCGTAGGAGTTGTAGTCCCACCTGATAATAATGATTCTACAGGAACAGTTCCTATCTTAACAAACCATGTATCTCCCCAAGGGACATCCTCAAATCCGAGGTCTAAACGCTTATTAATTACATTTATGGGGTAACCCATTTCATTCAAAACTTTCGCCTGTTCAACCTTTTTACCAAAATCATCCCTTAATGCCTCAATAACTGATGTATCAAATCCTCCCCAATATCTTCCTCCTTCTATCTTGGAGAAAAACTTCGACCAGAGTAACTCCTCTAAATAAATAATCTTAGGCAGTAAAGTTTCTTTCCAAAACGCCTCATGTGCATTTCGGATACCTTCATAACTCTGAATATTTTCATAGTTTCCAAGGACAACCTCGTTTGTCTTAAACGCAGCTAGTATTTCTCCCCTGATTACCCTTTTCAAGACAGTAAATTCCATATCACGTTGTGACATTGCCTTAGTCTCTACAAAATCAGCTCCTCCCTCAATAATTCCAACCTTATGTGCATTAGATTGTCCTTTATGCCTATCCTCAAACTGACTTTTTAAACGCTCAAACTGTTCATCCGTAAGGAAATCTGGAGCTTTTATTATACCTGATAATGCAACTCCATCTTTAAAAAATTGTTTGTTATATTTATTTGCAAAATAATCCTGTTCAACACCTATTCTTGATGCCTCTAATCCTGATAAGCCTCTTAAAGGATTATATGGATTAAAATATTTAAATTGTAAAAGCTCATGCGGTTGTAGAATTAATGACTCAGAACCTACATTATATTTCCAAAACCCGTTAAATTTGTCAATCCCCCTGTTATCTTTAACAATAACAGGTTCCATACGTGGGGGGTCCACTACCCAAATCCGTTTAGGAATTTCTGTGATATTGGAACGCTCATCAAACACCCAGAATGCTTCTCCATATAATTCCAAATAAATGATAGTCGCAAAAAATAACGTGGAGCTTATCATAAACGGATTAGGGTTCATAAACAATTCGTATAATTCTCCTGTTTCTACCGCTGTTTTAATATCTTTTTTACTGCTAGTATAAATGCGGAAAGGAACCCTTGAAATATTTTGTGCTATAGCATTAATTGAGGCAAAAACCCAAACAGATTTCTCATAAGGGTCTGATACATTCTGGTCTGTGTTGGCGAGACTGCGTAAACTTCTCCAAAACCTACTGTTTTCAGGAAGTGTTCCAATGCCTTTCTTCTCGTATCCAAACCTCTTTAAAATATTCTGGATTATTTTCATATTTTCTCCTTCTCACTTACAATGTGTATAACATTGTAATTGTGATTAAATCCATCTTACTTTATAAATTCCCTCTCCTCTAAAATGGGAATATAAAGCATAACGGACTGCGTCTATTCCGTGGTTAAGGAAATCAACGGGTTCGTCGATAACATTACCTCTTTTGTCCGTTTTCCAACTGTAGGAACGAAATTCCTTAATAAGCCAAGGACTATTTTCAGCCACGTATAAATTTAACCGCTTCATAAAATCAATTCCATCGTTAACGTTTTTCATTGCTGGTTTCACATTAAAACCTGCTAGCCTCAACTCTTTTATCCGCTGAGGTTCGGCGGAATCACAGTAAATAGGCTTACTCCATTCCTTTTTTGGTAGTTGTGTGTGTAGAAATTCAATAAGTTGTGAGTTTGTCATACCCTTTTTATACAAAAGTTCTTCTATATACACATTCTTATCTTTAACATTACACTTAACGACCGTTGTGGGGTCATTATAACCAAAGTCTATACCGTAGACAATTGTCCCCTTATCGTCTTTAGGCATCTTATTGGTAATTTCCCAATTTCTAAAGATAAGATTTTCAAGTCTTCCCCACTCTCCGAGTGCATAAATCCTATAATAATTGATGTCCTTATTTATCAAATCTTCATAACGTCTTTTACTAGCATCGTCAAGAAAAGGATTATCCTTATAAGTGGAGTGTATGACTTTAATATCTTTTTTAAAATCAGGATTATCTATCAAGTATTCTTTTATCCAGTGAAATTCGTCAATTGGGTTGAATGTTAGGAATATTTGGTTAACACGCCTATCAGCACTCTTTGCCCTCAAGTATAACCTTACTGTATTAAAATCATCTTTTGTGATTTCGGTTGCTTCCTCAAACCAAATGTAATTCCAACTAGCAGATTTCAATTTTTCAGGGTCATCTAATCCGTTAAAGTGTATGATATTACCATTGAATGAAAAATTCATACCTATTTTATCTTCCTTAACGTATGACCTTATACCCATTTCATCCATTATTTCATAAAAAGGAACAAGAACAGATGTTCGTATAGAGGGCATTGTCTTCCTAACAACTAAAATCTTCTTCTTCTTTTCAGATAAGAATTTATACAGAAGAAGCTGTATAATTGAGTATGATTTTGAACTACCACCTCCTCCTATATTAATATTTATTTCTTTGGTGCTATTGAAATTTTCTAAAAATACCCTAGTAGCTTGTAGATTAAATGTTTCATATTCTTTGGAGTCAAAAAGGTAGTCCAACTCCTTTGGAAGTTGCTTTTTAGCCATTTATTATAAAAGCTCTCCCTCCACAAACTCAGTTTTACCTTCCAAATCTTCCTGAACCCTATCTACCTTTCCTGGTAATATCTTAACTTCTCCGTATGCTTTTTTTGGTCTACCTCCTTTCGGGTTGGCTCCTATAGGCATAATTTTAATATAGATAGGTTTATTAGCAGAGCTTCCTGCCTGAGGCTTATCAATCCAACCTCTATGCTGTCCCTGGCATTTCAACCAAAACATTGCTGCCAGTGTGTCTTGTTTTTCAATAATTCTCCTATATAAAGCATCCTCAACAGCATCCAGGGTAGCTTCCCTCACCTCATACAACACAGCCTTTAGGTGCTTATTCTGTTTGATTATTTTACGAAGTGCATCAACGGTAATACCTAAAGCTGAGGCTGTCTTTGATAACCATCCTCCTGTCTCCCTTATTGCCAGCTCAACATCTTTAGGTTCAAGTGAGTTAGCCACACTTAACATAGCTAACTGTTTTCTATGCTCCTCTTCCAGCCTTTTACGTTCAGCCTTTTGCTTTTCTTCCTCGAGTAACTCCTCATTACTCCTTCGTCCGTCTTTCTTATACGTTTTAGCCTTCTCATCCCATTCCTTCTGTAGTTGTTCCAATAACTTCAAATCATCGGGGTTGTTTGATTTCTTTAATTTCTCAACAATCTTTTCCCTATTTCGTCTGCATCTATAGTCCATATAACCTCACTATTTTAATATTTTTATTCGTTTACTAATATAAACGTCAAAAATTTGTTAAAACTTTAACAACTATGAAGTGTATA